GGATACTGAGATATTCTAACTCTACCAACTTGACCAGCATATCTTTCACTATTCTGATCAGCTGCATCTTTCAAGAAACCTTGAAAATCACCTTTTACTGGTTTTGTCTCTACATTTAAATGAACATTGAATGCTTCTTTATCATATGGTGTTGCAGATAATACAATACTATTAATCTTAACAACATTATTACCTACACCAATAACTGGTTTTACTTTGCCACCATTGGCATTCATTTCTTTAGTATTTAACATAATTTACTTTTTTTTGATTATTAATTATTCTTCATATTTTTGGATACATTCTTTTACATACTGTAGATCATTTGAAATAAATGATTCTTCAAACATACCCATTGGTGATTTACAAGTATTCTCACCATTGTTTTGTGTTTCAAAACCATAGTCAAGAGTACCATCATCTTGTTTTATTACTCTACCGAAAAGTACAATAGAGAATAAACCTTCTAGTGTTAAAGTATTATCTATCATTTTACCTATAGTTTTAGCTTTAACTTTTCTATGTCCATTAATATCTGTTGAATCTTCTGAGTGAGTTAAGAAAAATACATACAAATCATCTCTCAAATCTTTTGGCATTTTTGCAACCTGCGCTAGGTTAGAAGCTATTTGAGTAAATTTATCATAACCTTTTTCTGTAGCTCTATCAAAATATTCAAAGCTTGACATATATTGCCAGTCATCTATTACAAGATTTTTTACATCTGGCATATTATCATTCACATGTTTAATTGCTTTAACAATACCAGCAGCACTAGATGCTCCTGTCATATTACCTTTTGGATTTGTCTTTGAAATTAAAGTATAATTTCCTTTCCAACCTTTAAATGGTAATGGTTTGTTTGCAATATTAACAATAAATGTTTCTTTAGGATCTAATGTCCTTATAGAGGTGGATTTACCTGTACCTGAATCTGCAATTACTAATACACTTTGTGCCATTATCTTAAGTTTTTAATTTCTAAAATTTCTCTAATTGTATCTAATGAATCAGCAATTCTTTTTAACTGAAAGACTACTGTGCTTTTACTGTCAGGATCAGGCAAGTTAGCAATTTTATTTAAATCTATAATTTGCTCTTCTTGTTTTCTACTATTTATATCACTAATAATTTTTAGTTCTGATACTGGAACAATATGTCTTTCAAAACCAGAATTAGAAACAACTAATTCATAGTCATCTTTCCATTGTGGATTATATTTCCATAAATATAAAGTTCTTTTAGGATCTTCTGAGTTATACTCAATACTAACAAACTCTGTATATATATCTTTACCTTTTTGAAACTCACTTGGAAAGAATGAAACATATAGTTCATCTTTACCGGATGGTCTATAAGCCATCTTAGGTATATATAAAGCATTAATATCTCCTGTTGTTTGGAAATAATCTTCATGCTCCTCTCTAAGTTTTGCAACTTTTTCTTTTCTTTCTACTGGAGTCATTCTTTTAGTATTTAATGTTAATGTCATAATTTATCTTCTTTGTTGCTGTCCTGGTGTTGCCATTTCAGATATTTCCATTCTCTCAAATTCTGCTTTGAAAAAACTCATTCTGGAATCACCATTTCTTGCTTTTAAAAAATGTAATACTAGCGTTCTATCATCTTCAATAATATATCTATCTGGCCCATAAAATCTAATCTTCTGTTTTGCTGGACGGTTGATACCAATTAATGTGTCAGCATGTTGTAACATTGCATCTGAACCAAATATATCTGATTCTAATACATAGTTACCATACTTACCATCTACTGCTCTATCTGGATTATCAATATTTCTATTGAGTTGTGATAAAGCAATAAATAAACAAGGATACTCACGCTTTACTTGTGTAAAAAATTCACCAAGTTCAAATAACATATCTAATCTATTATTCTGATAAGGTGCTCTCTTAACAAGTATTGTATGATCAAGAGTGATAATTGTTTTAACACCCTTGTGCTCATCCATATACATATCAATTTGCTCACGCATTTGATTTACAGTCATAGGACGACTTACAATGTCAACAGGATACTTAACTCTTTCCTTTGCATACTCATGACATTTATTTAAAATATCAGTACTTAGTTTAGAACCTGCAGAACATAATTGCTTATATGTTTGGCCAGTAATAGAACTAAATTCTCTAATAGCTGATGTTCTACCAACCATCTCAAATTGAAATTCTAATACTCTAAAATTATCATCTGGGTTTAACATAAAAGATTCTCTTATAATTTGATCTTTTATTAATGTTTTACCAGAACCAGGTCTACCACCCATAACAGTAAGAGTATTCCATTCTAAACCATCAGTGGTAGCATCATTAAACTTAGGCCAAGGTGTATATATAGACTTCTCCTCACCAGATTGTCTTTTGTACATATATTTTAAAGCCTCATTAAATGCAGCATACTGACCAATCCATGATGGTTGTGATTGTTTACTCATACTGTTTTTGCTAATAACTTTTTATAGCATTTATATTCAAGATTAATTCTTCTTTCTCTTAATGTTTTAATTAAAGTTTTTGGATTATTTCTTATCCAATCATTAATACATTGATCTTCACCATTAATTCTTAAAAAATCATTGCCATATAATTTATTTTTCCTTTTAATATCAATTGCTTTCATACTACTTTTTCTTTAAAATGTTTATCATCAGGTTGTATACCTTCACGTATCATATCACAATAATCAGCAAGTTGTGATCTTTTCACTCTATGCTTATCTTGTTTTGATATAAAGTATTGACTGTTTTGCATATACATATAGTTATTCTCTCTATACTCATTTACATACATTTTAGTTGCTGACATTACTTCTTCCCATGTGTAATCATACTCACCAAAAAACCATCTAAAGTTTTCTGTAAGTATTTTAACATTGTTCCTTGAAGGAACACCAGAAGGTAATTTACCAGCAGGAAATATATTTCTATATTGGTTTACATTTAAGTTTCCTGATTTACCAAGAATTTGACTATCTGTTTTCTTTTTATTTACTTTAAAATAACTATCTAAATCTCTAATTAAATTAATACCATCTTGTGTAATCTCATTATCCTTAATATAACCTTCTTCTATTAACACATCAACATCATCTTTATTTAAATCATTAGGTCTAACACCTTCATGAAATGAAAATAAATACCAACATTGATTTGGTGTAATATTATATTTTAGTACTTTTTGAAAGAGGTCCCACATGTTCTTCAACTGTTTGTTTAATGTTTTCATATTTAAATACAAATTCTTTATCATTCATTTGCAGTCTATTATTGGCTGTATTAATACCATGTATAACTGTTGCATGATTTCTACCAGAAAATTTACCTATAGCACTTTTTGTAAATCCAAAAATAAATGCAATATGATAAAAACAATATAAATAATCCACCACTTCTTTTAGTCTAGTCATTTTCTTTTCTTTAAGATAATCAACAAAACCTGGTGAATGAGTCTGTGCTGTTAGTATAACACAATCATACAATGATGACATGTGCACAACATTCTTAATAATTACATAGACATCCTGATTATACTTGGTTTTAATCTTACTTTTAAACTTATGAATTTCGCTCTCTATTATCTCAAAATCTTTTTTAGCTGTCATTCTTATATATTTGTAAATGTACAAAAAATCACCAAGAAATCATAGTATTTCCTTGCTCTTTTAATGCATCATTTATGTTAATAAATAAATTTTTAGAATCCCATTTACCACCTTTATATGCGGCTGAAGCTGGATGAGGTACTTTCATAATATTTTGACTATTAAGCCTTATTTGCCACTCTTCTGCTTTCTTTCCTAACAAAGCAACAGGAAGTTTTTTAAAGTCCCTGTTAATAGATTGTAATATATGATGTGTAAATGGTTTCCATAGTTCATAATGACTTCCAATCTTACCAATTTGTACAGTAAATGCAGTATTAAGCATTAGTACACCTTGTTCAGACCATCTTTTTAAGTCAGTATCTCTAGATGAATTAGGGTATTGTTGTTGTAATTCATCAAATATATATCTTAGTGATGGTTGTTCTTTATTTGTATAAGAACAACTAAAAGATATACCATCAGCAACATTAATTTGCGGGTATGGATCTTGTCCTATAATAATAACTTTGAGTTTATCATAAGGGCAATATATAAATGAGTTAAATATATCTTTTAACTTTGGTGTGAATCTTCTATCATTTTCAGCCTCATCTTTTAGTTTATAAATGACGGTCTGAAAAATTTCTGATTCAAAAAAAGTTTTAAATATAGGTTCCCATCCAGTATTTTTTAGTTTACTTTCAAACTTTTCTATGATATTATTTATGTTTATATCTATTTTATTCATATTTTTATAAAAACTTTATTATGGCAGATCCAATTAAAATTAGTGAAGCAATTGATTACTC